AAAATGCAACACTGGTTGAAGTTTTTGACTGCCTAAATGCCGGAGGAAAGGCATGGGCAATAGAGGATACGGGGCCCCCTTTCCTGCGGGAAATTACCCTGGATAAAGGCGCCCTCTGGGACCCAAACAGTACACACGATTGGCGTGCTATTGGGATCACACGAGAAGATCTTTTCCGGACCGACTTCGTTATTGAGCCGAAAACGTCCCACGAAGATCAAATGAAGGACAGCCTGAAAACAGCCATCTCCCAAGCTGGTGGGGATCTTAGGTGGGACAAACTCAAGAATGTGACCCTAGAGGATGCCCTGAAGGCCCTTGCCCCCAACAGTATTCGATTCGTGCATGTCAAGGAGGAAAAGTAATATGGATCTAAAGGCAATAACAGAAATCGACCACAACGCATTGGATGTGGAGTGGATCGAACACCCCGGCATTTTCATGGAAGTGTCCATGGAGTTGGTCGAGGAAAAGAAGAAGCTAAAGAAGCTTCAAATGAGAGCGGATATGCGAGAAGCGGATGCCGCTAAAGAAATTAAGGAGGACCCAGAGAAGTTTGGCCTTAAGGCCAAGCCTACCATCCCTGATGTAAAGGGAGCCGTGGACACCCATGAAGATGTTTTATCTTCCAGGAAGAAAATCATTGAGCAGGAATACGAAGTAGCAATGCTCTCCGCCTGTGTCGGTGCCCTCGATCACAAGAAGCGGGCTTTGGAGTCATTAGTCACCCTTCACGGACAACAATACTTCGCCAGCCCGAAAGAACCCCGGAACCTTGATACCGAATATCTTGCAGAGGCCGGAAAACGAAGGGCACGCCAGGGCAGAAAAAGCAAGGAGTAGCTATGGATAATCTAGCGAATGGCTTTTTATTCATTACTTGTTACTGTGGCATGCTAATTGCATTATACGCTATTATAAAGACGGTCATGTTGGCTATCTTGGGCGCAAAAAAAGAGTCTTTAGAAAGGACCAAGGAAAATGGCAAAAAGTAAACGGAGAAGGTCAGCACGGGATAACGCAAAGCGCCGTGTTGAGGAACACAAGACAGGCGGGGGAGACTTCATCAAGCGGGCAAATGTGCCGGAGGGAACCAAGTTCATCAAGATTGATGACGAAGCTCCCCGTCGGTTCGACATTATCGGGTATGACGTGACAGCGGATCACAATCCCTTTGCAGATAAGGGCGACTTCCACTTTGAGCGGACTTACTACTGCCACAACATCCCGGACCCTATGAGCGACAAGGGGTACAGCGCCAAGATCCTCTGCCCCATGAAGAACTTCAATAAGCCCTGCCCGATCTGTGAGTACATCGCCACTTTGGACCCCAGTGACGATAACGAGGCGAAGCTTGCCAAGGACATGAAGCTCAAGGAACGCCAGCTCTGGAACGTAATTGACGTTACCGATACCGAGAAGGGCGTCCAGATCTGGGACCAGAGCTTCTTCCTCTTCGGCCAGAAGTTGGACGCTGAGCTACAGAACGCGGACGAAGAAGATGATTACGATCTTTTCGCTGATTGGGAAAACGGAAAAACACTCAAGATCGCCTTTGAGGAAAAGAAGATGGGGCCAAATAAGTTCTATACGGCTTCCAGCATCAACTTCAAGGACCGTAAGACCGATTACGAAGATCCTGCCGCGATCGACCTTGATAACGCCTTGGTTCTCTACACTTACAATACCATCAAATGCCTGCTGGAGGGCACTGAGGTATCACTGGAAGAGGACTCAATTGGGAGCAAACCAAAGGCCAAGAAGCCCTCGAAAAAGGCTGAAAAGAAGGAAGAGCCTGAGCCTGAGCCGGAAGACGATGCCCAGGATGCCGAAGACGAAGCAGAGGCCAAAGCCAAGGACGATAAGGAAGCTAAGGCGAGGATCAAGGCAAAGATCCGGGCAAAGGCCAAGAAGGAAGCCGCGGCTGAAGAAAAAGCCAAGGAAGAAGCCGAAGCCGCGGCTGAAGCCGAAGCCGAAGAAGATGCGGGGGGTGATGACGATGCTCCCGAGGGGTCCGAGGACGGCTCTTCCGATGGAGAGGCTTCCAAGGAGGGGGATAACCCCTGTCCATTTGGGCACACTTACGGCACGGACAACGATAAAGAAGACGACTGCACGGATTGCGATGTCTGGGAACTTTGCTTTAAGGCACAAAAGGCGTTGCGAACTTGACACAGTAAGTTCTTTCTGATATAATCCCCCTACCTCTACATGGGGTAGGGGGATTTTGAGAGAATAGGAGAATGTGATGGAAGGCGAGAAGAAGTGCAGGTTGTGCCGAGAATGGAGGTCCCTTGACCAATACACCAAGCGCAAGGGCACAGCAGACGGGCTTTTTGGCGAATGCAAGGCGTGTCGGGCGGAACAAGGGCGCAATCTTCGGGGGCAGTCATTAGTGAATGGAGAACTCGTTGTTATCAATAGGCCCCTATGGGAGAGGGCGAACGAGAAAATGCGCCTCAAGCGAGACGCCAATATTGAAAAAGCCAGGAAAGCTTCACGCGACAGTTATGCCAAGCACAAAGGAAGAATACAGGAACACCGCAAAGAGTACTATTTGGACAACAGGGAGGAGATCCTTGACGGCCAAAAAAAGAAAAGGCGAGAGCATCCCGAGAACGCCAGACGGGCGGAGCGTGCTTCGTACTATAAATATCATGACGCGAACAAAGAAAGAAAGCGAGTGCTTGGAAATGCCAGCAGGGCCAAAAAACGGGTGAAAGACCAAGCGTACTACAGCACGCCTGAGGGCAAGTTAAAGCGCCAAGCATACCGAAACGTTCGGCGTTCCCTTATGGAAGGCATTATCGTTCAACCCGAAGCCTGCGCCCAATGCGGGAAAGCTACAGAGGAACTACACGGGCACCATTACGCAGGCTACGATCTTTTACACCAATTAGTTATTAAGTGGCTGTGCACGCAGTGTCACGGCGAAGCTCACCGAAAAACAGACTAACGAAAGGAAAATAATGGCAAAGAAACGGTCAGATAGAATTAAGGAGGCCATCGATGCCCCGGAGGAAGAAGCTCCCGAGAAGTTTAAGCGAAGTGAATACCTCTCTTCCGGGAGCACCATGCTCAATCTGGCACTCACTGACAGTCCCCACGGCGCATTCCGGAAGGGTTGCTACTACTACCTTGTTGGGGACTCTTCTTCCGGAAAGACCTTTTTGTCTTGCACTTCGCTTGCAGAAGCTGCGCAAAGTCCTATATTTAGTGGACACCGTTTCATTTTCGATGATGTGGAAAACGGTGCGCTTATGGACATGGAGCGATTCTTTGGAAAGACTATGGCAGAACGCCTGGAAGCGCCTCGGGTCGTTAATAAGGAAAACGTCTTCTCCAGCACCATCGAAGACTTCTATTTTCATATCGATGACGCTCTCTCCGATGGGCGCCCCTTCATCTATGTCCTTGACTCGATGGATTGTCTCACGTCTGAGAAAGAAAGTTCTGAGTTTGATGACAACAAAAAGCTTGCCCGTAAAGGAAAAGACCAAGGCGGAAGCTACGGTGACGGGAAAGCCAAGAAAAACTCCGCCGGTATGCGAACCCTCGTCAACCGACTCAAGAAAACTGAATCAATCCTGATCGTCATCTCCCAGACCCGAGACAACATAGGCTTCGGGGCACAGTTTAACCCTAAGGTGCGCTCCGGCGGCCATGCCTTGAAATTCTACAGCACCTGTGAGATCTGGAGTTCGGTCATCGGCAAGATCGAAAAGGGCGTAAAGGGAAAGAAGCGCAATGTCGGAAAGCGAATCCAAATCGAGACAAAGAAGAATCGTCATACAGGGCGTGAAGGTAAGGTGGAGACTCCCATTTACCCCAGCTACGGGATCGATGACATGGAAGCCTGCATCAATTATTTAATTGAGGAGGACCATTGGGAAGCTTCTGGACAAAAGATCAAGGCCCCGGAGCTTTCTTTTGAGGGAACGCAAAAGAAGCTGATCGAAAAAATAGAAAGCGAAAACCTGGAGGCGAAAGTGCGCAAGGCCACTGGCATGGTGTGGAATGCCATTAATGACGCCTGCTCCCATAAACGGAAAAAGCGGTATGAATAAGATTAGCATTTCAGGGACACTCCACATGGAAGCTGTGCGTTCTTCTATAGGGCTCTCTCTGCGTACTTCTTTTAAAGAAGATGGGGAAGTGCGTGATGTCTTTGCCTGCTGGACAAAAGCTTCTGAAGTTAGTGGCAATATCAGATCATTTATTGAGGGGTGCCGTGCGGATCACCCTGAATCCCTTATGATGGGGTTCACTTCATTTTCGCAGGATGCCGCTATGGTGCTTCAAGGGGATGCTCCCGAAGCAATAAACACTTTTGGAATAGGAGAAAAATGTGGCTAAAGGCGCACCTTTTGAGCGGGAGCTCTCTAAACAATTATCCTTGTGGTGGACAGCAGACGAAGACGAACCCAGTGATGCCGTGTTCTGGCGCACCTCTCAGTCCGGAGGCAGGGCCACCACCCGGGAGAAGTCCGGGAAGAAGACCACAGGGCAGTACGGGGACATCACCGCCACCGATCCCATAGGACAGCCCCTCATTGAGTTGGTGAGCATCGAGGCCAAGAACGGGTACAATAACCGAGACATCATGCAGTTCCTTGACGCCAAGAAGATCCCTAAGGCTTCTCTGCTGGAGTTTATCAATCAAGCTTCTCGGGATGCACTGCGGGCAGAAGTTCCCTACTGGTGGATGATCCATAAGAGGGACCGCAAACAGCCGATGCTCTACACTACTCCTGGGTTTTTGTTAGACCTCACAAAGATCAACACAGGAATAGTATTTCTCAGTTCCGCCATTCTTACCGTTGGCGGGCGAATGATAGGAGCGGTCCCCTGGGAAGATTTCCTAAATATCGTCGAGGCCAAGGTAGTCAAAAGATTATGGAGAAAAACATGTTCAAAAAGCTGACCCTTAAAAACTTCCAGGCGCACGAAAATACTGTAATCGACTTCGCCCCAGGGGTGAACGTAATCGTCGGTAGATCTGATCGAGGCAAGTCCAGTATTATTCGGGCACTGCAACTACTTTTCTTTAATCGTCCGGGAGGTAAAGCATACATTCGTCATGGAGCTAAGGAGTGCCGAGTAGAAGCAGAGATGGCTTCGGGGCAAATAGTTAAACGCTTGCGCACTAAGTCTAAGAATGAATATCAGGTAGGCGCCAACCCCGCATTAAAAGCTCCTGGCCGAGACGTTCCGCCAGAAGTCATGGAAATCTGCCCTATGCAAGAGATCAACTTCCAAGGGCAGCACGATAGCCCATTCATGCTTGCGGAGACTGCGGGAGAGTGCGGCCGCATGCTCAATAAATGCGTAGATCTTACAATTATTGACCGCACGCTGAATGACTTGAACACGAAGAAGCGAAACGCTACTGGAAAGTTGCAGCATTCCGTTGAAGCTATCTCCGAACAAAGAGAAGAAATTACCCGATATAAAACAGTTCCAGCCATGATTTTAGATTCAAAAAGCCTCGCCGTGTTACTGAGTAGTTGCGTGGATCTTGAAGAGAAGCTGACATCTCTTGCTACTGCTGTTGATTCGTTTGAAAGACTTACTGCAGATTTAAAGGCGCTTCCGAACCCCGCTGAAGGACTCGAAGCGCTCACTGCCTTAGAGACCACAGTTAGGCAGGAGGCTAAGGATAAAGCGCACTTAGCCGAGCTTCAGGATTCTATTGAGCTCGTGGCGGAGACTGAAGGGGATTTACGAGATATGGCAGAAAGCGAGAAACACCTAAAAGCTGAACTGGACGAAATTATGGGAGAAACGTGCCCGCTCTGTGGGCAAGCAACAGGAGGTATAGAATGAGAAAACCTATCGCCGTAGCCTGTAGTGACATCCATCTCTCTGACACGGCCCCTGTGGCCCGTGGGGATGAACCCAACTGGCACCAGAAGCAAAAAGAAGCGCTAAACTTCATTGTGGATGCTTCCCTTGAACATCATGTGCCTTTGATTATGGCAGGAGATCTCTTCCATAAGGCCCGGGCTACTCCTGCTATGGAGATCCTTGCCATGGATTGCCTTCGCAGGACAAAGCTAATTATGATCCCCGGGCAGCACGACCTACCCAACCACTCGATCGATAATGTCGGACGCAGTTCCTATGGGGTCGTTTGCACCCATCTGACTATGCTCGACTGCTTTGCCCACTTTGGGGACGCCTTTGCCTGCACTTCTTATAGCTACGGGGAGGACAGGGGAAAGGCGTGCCCCACAGAAAACAAGAACCACATCGCCGTCATGCACGATCTAGTATGGCGTGGAAAACCCCCATACCCTGGGGCGCCTGAAGGAGGCAACACACAGAACCTCGTAGACAGTATGCCGGGGTACGACTTCATTGTGGCCGGGGACAACCACAAGGGCTTTTCCCAAACTGTAGGGGATACCGTAATAGTAAACTGCGGAAGCATGATGCGTCGTTCCTCAGACCAAGAGAACTACAAGCCCAGGGCATACATTCTCTACGATGACAAGACCGCCGAGCCTTTCTGCCTCCCCATCCAGAGCGATGTATTCTCTCGGGAGCATCGGGATGAGAAGAACGCCAAGGATGCCAGAGTGGAGGCATTTGTTAATCGCCTCCAGGATATCGAAGTGGAGCTCTGCTATGAGACCAATATGACTCGATTCTGCAAGGCCAATAAAGTAGATAAAGAAATCATAATTATTTTACAGGAGGCAATGAATGTTTGATGAGCCTGAAATACGAAGAGGACCAAAACGAAAACCACGGGCAGAGATCCGAAGTAAGTTTGTACAGGTCACATTAACGCCTTGGGAAAAACAACAGCTTGATGATATGGCTTCGGTTCAAGGAGTGACTGCAAGTAGTATTATTCGAAATCTTTTTACCCAATTATTAAGAGAAAGAGGCATCGAATTACCCCAATCTGAATTTTAATGACGAAAATCTAACTTCAAATGACATAGTAAAGGGAAGAGACATGACAAGGGAGTTCAACACTGTAACAATTTGGACCGGAGATAATTGTCCGGAATGCACAAAAGCAATAGCCGTTTACAAACTCAAAGGATTTAAAATAACCGAGATTAAAGCCTCTCTGCTACTTTCGGGAGAAATCCCTGACATAAACGCCCTTGCCTCTCTCGCCGCGCAAGGGATGAAGCTTCCGCTGATTCAAGAAGGAGTTGGGACATGAAGATACGAATACGGTGGGATTTATTCAAACTGTCAGGTAAGCGGCATGCGGGCGGGTTTTCTTTGGTGGTTAATGACACTGATGAAGACGGCAAGTTCTTCAAGGCGTTGTTTACGGGGGGAGAGCAGTTATGAGCGCATTACAAAAGATCATGCGATTTAAAAAAGACCTAGAGGGAATCACCACGGCCCGGGCACAGAAGGAAGGAGCCCTGGCTGAACGTCGCCGGGATCTCATAGAACTCTGCGGGACTGATGACGTAATGGAGGCTCGGGATACGTTGAAAGAACTCCGGGACGAACTGGCCGAAGTGGAGGCCCAATTAACTGCCGCACTCACTGGATTTGAGGAACAATATGCAGACTTCATTAACTAGCAAGGTGCGCAGGGCGCTTTCCATTACCCAAAAGGCCCAGGCACAACTTGAGTATGCTTCTGACCTATTAAAAAAAGAAACACTGAAGAAGCGTTCCATTATGCGCCTAGAATCCAATATGGAAGAGGCACTGCTGATTGCGCAAGAGGTTGCCCAGCAGACTCAGGAAGAATTGGAATTTCAAGTGTCGGCACTGGTCACTAATGCCTTAGCTTCTATCTTTCCGGACCCCTATGAGTTTAAGGTGGAATTTGAAATCAAACGGGGAAAGACTGAAGCGGCTATGTTCTTTACCCGGGGCGGAGAAGAGATTGATCCCTTAACAGCTTCCGGAGGGGGGGTAGTTGATATCGCCGCATTTGCTTTGCGCCTATCCGCTTTCCTTATTTCTGCGGAAAAACCGCCCCCTATCATTGTACTCGATGAACCATTTTCGTGTGTCTCCGAAAACTACCTTCCCGCAGTCGCAGAACTCATGGAAGAAATGGCGGACAAGTTGGGAATCCAATTTATTATGGTGACCCATTTGAATACTTTGGAAATTGGCAATGTAATTAGAATGTAGGAGAAAGCATGAACGTCATTTGCAGTGAGAAGATACCCGTTAAGCTCTGGTTGGACGATATTGAGGATGGGGCGTTGGTACAAGCGAAAGCACTGGCCAATCTACCCTTCGCCTTTCACCACATCGCCATCATGCCCGACAGCCACCAAGGATACGGTATGCCAATCGGCGGGGTAATGGCGACCAAGGGAGTAGTGGTGCCCAATGCAGTAGGAGTTGATATAGGTTGCGGCATGTGCGCCGTGAGGACTTCTATCACGGCGCGAGATTTTTCACAGGAAGCCCTCAAGTCGATTCTGGGAGGATCAAAAGAACGCCAAGGAGGCATTCGTTCCCATATCCCCGTGGGCCGGTCCCACCATAAGAAAAAACAGGAATGGGAAGGATTTGACCGAGCACCCAACATCCCGGTGGTTACTGCGCAGTTGAGTTCAGCCAGAAAGCAATTGGGATCACTTGGAGGAGGCAACCACTTCATTGAAATCCAGGAGAGCGATGACGGTTATATTTGGATCATGCTCCATTCAGGCTCCCGGAACTTCGGCTATCAAATTGCAAGGGTGTTTAACCAATTAGCGCAAGATCTTTGCAAAAAGTGGTATTCCGCTGTCCCTGAATTTAAGGGACAGGACGGGCTTGCCTTCCTCCCCCTGGATACACAGGAAGGGCAGGACTACATGGAAGCGATGAATTATGCGCTTGAGTTTGCCCTCGCAAGCCGCTTCAGCATGATCGATCAGGTGAAGCATGCATTTACCAAAACAGTCGGTTGCACATTCGGCACTATCATTAACAAAAACCATAACTTCGCGTCTATGGAAAACCACTTTGGGGCGAACGTTATGGTACACCGTAAGGGGGCGACCTCCGCCCGTGCCGGAGAACTTGGGATCATCCCGGGCTCACAGGGGACTAAAAGCTATATTGTGCGGGGGCTCGGGAACCCGGACTCCTTTAACTCCTGCTCACACGGGGCTGGCAGGAAGCTCTCTCGCAAGAAGGCGCAAAGAGAATTAAACCTGGAGGACGAAATTAAAGCACTTGACGATCAGGGCATTCTACATGCCGTGCGGGGTGCGGGTGATCTCGATGAGGCACCAGGGGCCTACAAGGACATCGCTAAGGTGATGGCTAATCAAACTGATCTTGTGGAAGTTGTTACAGAACTCACCCCATTGGCTGTTATCAAAGGTTAGGAGAAAGCATGAAGGACGGTAAAACGAGCGACCCTGTAGAGAAGATCTTGAAGGATGTCTTTAACGAGTGGGGGCGCCGATATGAAGGGGCTCCCGAAGAGTTTGCCGAGACCCTGGACTCCGATGGAAAACTCATCACTGATTACGGAGAACGGTGCGCGGTCTACTTCACCAAGATCGCGGATGAAATCCACGGGAAGGAGGAGAAAGCATGACTTCTAAGGAAAAGCTTATTATTCACTGCCCAGATCCCGCAGCTAAGCGCCGTCTGGCGGCAATGTTCGGTCTGGAGCTTCAGCGGTACTTGACTTGGTCTGCTCCGAAGGTGAACGCGCCTTGTTGGTGGGGGAAAGCGTAATTATTTTCCATAGTGGGATGCCACTAGGCTCTTAGTTGCCCCTCATGGCATAGAGCGGCCAAAACTATGGTTTTTAGAATATCTGTCGGGGGTTGCACTTTGTATTAATGGTGTTACTTCCCCACGAGGTAGCAAGCCGAACTGACAGATATTCTTTTTTATTTGAAAAGCACCGCTCCCTGTTGGCAGAAGAGGACGAAGAGGACCAACAGGGAGGGCACAAATTACATGATGGCTGTTACATCCTCGGGCGCATCAGGCCCAGTAGCAGTAATCAGAGCTATCACATCAGTATTCCCGTCCGTTACCAGATCAGAAGACCGATAAACCCTCACCACTACTCTCACATCATCACCGGGATCATATGGCCCGATATTATACACCAGTTCTAGGCCATCCCCAATTAAATTAATGTCCGGGATGCCCTTAGTTTTAACCGCAACATCCACATCGGGATCTGGATCAACCCCAACCGACGCCCAGATAGACCACCTATTGGCGGCAAACCCATCATCATTCCCCTTTAAATAATTAGTGCGCACTCGCACTTCCCCGTCATAGGTATCGGCAAGAGTCGTATCATATGGTGAACCGGGAGCCAATACCACTGGATCTCCTGAAGCATCCACTGATAGCTTCCGAGAATATTGATTGAGTGAAGTCAGCCCGTACCGATTCCGATACCGGACCACATACCAGTAAACTTTCTCTCCAGACACCGGTAACGTAACCGGGAGATTGATCGGCAATGTCGCGCTCACCGAATCAGGATCTGCAGTAAAATCAAATGTTCCGTCCTCACTCACGAATAATTGCCACTGGACAGCATTAGCTACCCCGTAGAGGGAAGAGAATGGAACCGAGTACTCCGTGCCCCCTGCAGTGAAGACAACCTGAAGAGAGGAGAAGAGGGACGGCGTCTGAACGCTCCCGGCAGGGGTGTCTCGTTTGAGATGAAGCCCTTCCCAATCTCCTGCGGCCAAAGATGCCAAGGTAACTGCAGTGGCCTCAGTGAACGCCCCAGTGAAGGAAATAGCCGCCGGAGCCGTGTCCTCATCGACCGAAGCGGTAATTTGATCTGTCGTTGGGGCTTCTACGGCCAACTCCACTCCGTAAACAGGCGCAAAAGTATCCGTAAGAGCTCCAGCGGTGGCTGTGGTGCCACATCGACCTCTGTTGGCGGCACTTACATCATATCCAAAGGTAGAGCGCGTACCGTAGACTACTTCTTTGAGTACTCCAGCATTACTGTAGATGGCAAAATGGCAGTCATCAGGGAAAACCCCCACGTATTCTGAGGATTGGAGCTCTCCTAGCCCAGTGGCAGGGAGGCTTTCATTGTCCGAGGGCACAGCGGCGACTACAGGGCCCGCATAGACCTTTATGCCCGTAATGGCCCCAGAAGAGCCGTTACTGAGGCCCAGAGACCTGTATTTGAACCCTCCGGCCAACGATAAGGCCTCATCAGCATTATCTCCCGTCACGGCGTTGTTCTCATTCCACTCTAAAGCCAGAGTAGCGTCCTGGGACGCTTCATCAGCAGAGATCTTTGAAATCCGAACATACTTCTCTGGGTCGGCCCCGTCCTCGATGATTTTTGTCTCCCCGGTGAGAATAGTGACTGCTGCACCCACTGAGCTTCCGGGCGCTGTCCATGTTACCGCAGCCCCGGAGAAAGCCAGAGTTCCGGTCCCTTCCCCATTAGCCGCTGAAACATAAAGGATCTCAATATTGACAGGGAGACTATCTGGATTGTATTTCATAGTTTTCACAAACGTAGCGGACAGATACCCCCCAAGAGATAGTTGCTGATCAGTTTGATCGGCCCCTGCAGTAGCGGCCCCGGTATTCAAGACCCTCAAGGAATCAGCGCTGGTCCATGCACTTGACATTTAGATACTCCCTATCACAATGCTTCCGGCTGTAATTGTTGCCGTGAATTCTGGTGGATTTGGATGGCTTATAACATTGAAGGGGTGCTCAACAGCGTCTCCTTCAGTTTCCCATTCATTCCTGGGAGTAACACTCCAGTTTTCTTCTAAGTCATCCCCGAGGAATCCTGTATTCCTAGAATAATAACCCGTACCTGCATCTCCTTGTGGTTGCCCTTGTTGCTTCCAGAGGGGGTCAATGTACCGATCCACTAAATAAGACTGTTCGGCAGGAGAAAACCACTGCAGATCAGCGTAGGGCTTATTGATTAGGGTGAGCGCTTCTGCCGCCTCTGAGTAAGCATAAACCTCTAAAGCAATCTCTTCTTCGCTTACCAAAGAATAGGTTCCGTCTTCAGTGGACGCAATAAACTCTCCTTGAAGATAAAGTTCGAAAGGAGTGTCTGTCGAAGTCCAAGTGAACGTCCACCTGTCATCATTATCCCGAGTGACCGTCATATCCTCATAATAAGGAAGAGGGGCATAATTTGCGATGAGGTTCTTCTGCCCCTCGGCATCGAAGGTAAGGTTTTTTTCACCTGCAGTATCAAAAGATAAGTTTGCGATAGTAACCATTTTATACAACCTTATAAGGGGAAGTCGGTACGTCAATCGTTGCGCCTGTCCATCCGTTGTCAGTACCGTTTCGGAAATTAATTTCTGCAAGTTTAGCATTTAAATCTAGGCTAGCCGTAGCGTGCCGCCCTATGACTATATCTTCGGATGCATCAATAACTGAACCCGCTACTGTAACATTAACGTCCCGAACTCCGTTAATGTATGATGACCACAAATTCGCAGATGTACGACGAAACGCAAAGTGGCTCCACGCATTGAGCGGCAATGAGATAGTACCTATACCATTACCTCCACTATCAGCGTTTATCAAGTCCCAGCTAGTTCCATTGCTTGATGCCCATATGCATATATTCCTGGTCCCAAGATTATGAAAGTCTATAGCAAGCCAGTAATCCGTTGTCGCTCTATGCATTATCCACTGCCTTGTTTCAACCGTTGGATACATCCATCCGTCAATAGCAAATTTATTATCAACTACATTGAAATCCGTTGACTGTGCGATTGTGAGGCTATCGCCAGTACCGTCAAAGTCAAACGATGCCCCAAATCCGAACGGATTACCAGAGTTGTTAGCAGACGCGTTTCCAACGGCTGTCACCGCATGACCATTACCAGAATAGTCAAGCAAGTCGGCTCCATGCAGAAGTGATACCGTATTCTTTGTTAGAGACAATGGGGCTTCCGGAACGTCAATCGTCGCCCCTGTCCATCCTCGATCATCTCCATTAACAATCTGAACATCACCAACATCTCCATTCCAAAAACCAGATCCATTTCTTGATCCGATTGTAACGGATTCAGTATTATCCCACATACTCGATAGCGCATTGGTGGATGTGAGTACCCCGTCTAGGTACATATAGACATTCGTTCCATCATACGCCAAGGCGATATGTACCCATTGTTCTGTAGTTACTGCACCCAGAGATGCGACGATAGCCCAAGAATTTGATCCCGACCCTATCAGGATTCTCCAATTATAGGAATAGATAGTGATAGCGAAAGTCGCGTATGTCCCTGCGTTTGCCTTACCGAGGGCTGTCATATTTAAATTTGTGTCCGCATAGACAAACAAACTTATTGCCCACTTATTTCCATCCAGTGCCAGGTCTGTGGTATTAGGTGTAGCTATATAATCCCCTGTCCCGTCAAAACTATAATAACCCCCATCTACTGGACCCCCTGTAGCGTTCGCAGAAGCGTCTCCATACGCGGTCAGCACCTTAGAAGTACCGGACGTATCTGCTACAGAAGCGCCCTGAGCATATAGAACTAATCCATTCAACTTCTTTGTCGCTGGTGTCGGCGTGAACTGCTTTACTTTATTTCCGTATAGTCTTGGCATATTATTTGACCTCTATTGACTTTATGCAGTAGTTTACCGCTCCAGAAGAAGAATATCCTAATGGTGCAGATGTCCCGACGTCTGCCTCTGATGCAGCCTTGTGATACATTGCGTTCCCTACAGATGAAGTGAATGATAACGAGTTTGTCTCACTGTCAGTTATAGCAAACGATATGATAACAGAACTTGTGTCATCTGGTGAAAACGTAACCCAATCTGAAAAGAACTTTTCTCCTGAAGATATAGTTTTTGTTGTAGTTCCACCAAATAGAAGCTGAACCTGGTTCCCGTCAAAATCCCATGCGTTACCAGACGAAGCGATCTTCCCTATATAAGCACCTGATAACGGTAGATCATAGCCGCTAGTTGTTCCTGCCTGTATCTCAACTCTTATTTTCGTACCACTTCCGGATAAGTTCGTTGCACCCAACACTATTCTGATATTATATCCGTCAAGCGCTGAGGTGCTTGTCGGAAGCTCGGACTGTGAGAATAAAGTTGATACTCCTCCACCTAAGTCAAACGCATATGGATTTACAATCATCCCCATATTAAGCCCTCGTCCCAATCAGCGTAACTTTAAGACCTGCACCTGCAATTGTTGAGCCGATAACGTCAATATCAATCGTGATCTCTGCATCGTCGGCAAGTGCTGTATCGCTAATGACTGCCGGAGTTGCCGCTGTAGTGCTTGTCTTCTCTGTTGCGTCAATCGTCAACTTGGTTGATAGCACTGTGGTTCCGCTCTCGTTAATGTCAACGGTGATTGCGGCCCCCGTAGGCGCTGTGGTGACGCTTGCCCGGACTCCGGTCAAGGTCATGTCGTTAGGCATTCTAAACGTTACCTTGGCTGTACCCGTGGTCAAGGCTGTTGTCTCATCACTTGCGGCTGTGATGATTTCCTGAACTACTCCAACAGATGCTGTGGTCGGGTAGTACCCGCCCTCGATAGTTCCGTCAGTCCGTGCGGTTCCTTGGAAGATGGTGACAGCATTGGCCGAGGTGTCATAGTTTGCGTTAGTGTCAAGCAAGATATAGTCTGAGCCAAGCGTGATCGTTCTGCCACCTGTACCATCCTGAACAAATCGTACCTCGATGTATGTTCCTGCGGTTGCGTCAACGGTTGAATTAGCAAGCGTTACGTTGCCTGTGAGCGCTCCGATTAATGCGATGTTACCTGTAGCCCATACTGGGGTAACTGTTGCGCCATAGGTGATTGATTGGACGGTGTTTCCTGCGCCGCCACCTGAACCGTTTGCCGCTGCTGTTATTCTACCCTGAGCATCCACGGTCAAATCCGTCGCAGTATAGCTCCCGGGAGTTACCGCTGTATTCGCATTGATCTCGCTAATGTTAATCCCAGAGTCTTTTATTAGCTTTCCTGTTGTAGAATCGAAAGCGGGAAGATTTTCATCAACGGCTGAGGCGGGACCGGTAACGTCCCCAGACCCTCCGCCGACTGCTACAAACGGATCTCCCGAAGTTCCTACCCCTGTTATGGTTACTCCGTCACCTTCCTGATCGCCTGTATTGGTGCCAGAGGTATTGCCCAGTATCGTTCTCTCAGCCCCCGACAATATCTTATTGGTGGCACCCTCGGCCATATTGTCCATGTCAAAGGCATCTGCCTCGACTGTGGTGGGGTCATACACGGAAGCAAGCATGCCCTCGGCGTTAATGGTAACCGTATTCAAGAGCTCGTCCACGTCAAGAGTTGCCCCGCTTCCGGCCAGTAATTGATAGTTTGTTGTTGCCATTTTATCTCCTCCTTTAGTTCATTTGGTTATACTACAATGGTATATTTATTGCAAGTGGGCGGATAAGGACGCTATTGAAAAACAGATACGGTTGAACCTGCCAACAGTCTGCCCCGAACAGTCCCTGCAAGATTAGCAGAAGCAGATGATGTCTGCTCTTTCACAATAACGCGATAATGAGTGAATGCACTTTTTGTTATATCAAAATCACTTATCGTTAATGCAAATCCAGATTGAATAAAATTTCCAAGTAATATGGGACTTGGAGGAAGCGCTGATTGAAACCTCACTATGTGATCCTCTGTTCGACTATCGGAAGTATTGTTGTCATACGCCAGTTGCAGATACATATCTCCTATAGATGAAGCATTAGATGCGGTAGAATCGCTGATGCTGTACCAGTTTATAATCAGACATTGACTTCCTATGAAAGCCATTCCCGTAGCAAAGGCAAGTCCACTTTTAACAAACTGGGCTTTTGGTATAGGGGCAGTAAACTCTTGCCAAGTGCCATTTATTGTTTTCCCTGTGCCGCTTATGTCTGTTGCGGTAGTATTACTCTCAACGGCAGTAGTTGTAGAAAACACCTTTCCCCTAAAAAAACTTGCGTAGGCTAACCCTCCAGAAAAGCTCTTGACCTTGTACCCCGTGTTGTCCTTGGTAAGCGTCCAGTCATTTTCCGTGGACCCTACCTCATCCCCGATGGCAGGAGAGCCTGTAGTCTCTACTTTACCGTCCGCCATGTTCTTCACGTTGAACGGATACCCCGAAGGCACTGGATAATCAGGACTCGCATAAATCTGAAAGAGATTATCGGCAGAGGGTTTGCCCATCTCCAATCTTCCATCGGAGTCTTCATCGGTGCACTCCACAACGCTATTTGGGGGGATCTCCGTGCCGCTCCCATTGATAGCGGGGATTCCATCCTGATTCCCGCCGGGGACCGTCACGTAGGCCCAGTG